TCGAACCTGCAGTAGTGATTCGCTTACATATGACCTTCACTATTATTCACCAAGGCTTACGGATACCATTCCGCCACCTGACTATGTACCTTTTTAAACGACGTCGAGAAGGCTAACTCTATCTCCTATACGATGAGAACAGATAGTGTGCATTAAGTTCGCCTATACCATAATAGTATAGCTGGTACGATTCAAGAGGCATTCTGTGTTTTACGATCTCCTGGCCAACGGAGCTATTTAATTTCTTCTAAATACTTGTTAAATTCTTCAACTGATTCTTTGAACTCTGCGGAGTTTCTTATAGTATCAAAGTCCTCCCCAATAGCATCAATAACACCATTTACGGCATCCTTAAAAACAGTGAATATCTCCTCATTTGTTCGATTGGAGTTCATGACTAATAGATTGAGCATTGCCAAGTGAATAGTCTCGTTCATCTTGTCAATACCGTCTTGTGTGAAATTGAATTTTTCCATTTGTGTTTTTAATTATTTCACAAATGTAGTAAATATTTTCTATTTATCAAAAATAATTATTAACAAGTTTAAGAGCCACAATATAGACACCCATCGTCATCCGAGTCATCTTCTGATTTGTTGAGTATTTTTATTGCCTCCATTTCGACCTGTGCATCTGTAAGATCCGGTCTCATAACTCTGATTTGACTTTTGAGGAATTTTAAGTTGTTTGTGTCCATGTTTTATATTTTTTAGAGAGACAAATTTACTCCAAAACATCGGCATTATCATATATTTTCATAAATTTTAATTAAGTATGCCTCAACTTGTTATCTTTGTATGTAAATAAAAACATATCACCATGTTTGGAAGAAAAAAAGAGGTTACAAATACCGGAAATGTTAAGAAAAAGACTATTGTTAAGTCAAGTGGAGCGACAAAGATGAAGAAAGTAGAGTATGGTCCTAATGGGAAAACTACTACTAAAGAAAAGATGTCAGCTCCCGGGTCTCTATTACAGTCTAAATCTCGTGTAGTTCGTGTAAATGAAAAGGGTTATAAGCCTTATAAGCAGTCCGTTGAGCGTCAGATGTCTTTGGGTAATATTCCTTTGATGAGAACTTACAAGAATAAGAAGTAATGGCTAAAATTAAGAACATACTTAACGACATGAATAATGGTTACTCTAATTATGATGCCCCTACAGCTTCTGAAGTGGCTATGAGAAGAGGTACTCCTAAAATGAGTTGCAACACAAAATCCAAAAAAAATGGCAAAGGTTCAAAAAGAAAATAGTTTTAAAAAGAAGGCTAAAGTAAGAAGACCCGGTGTACACGCAAAAACTAAGTCTTCACAACTCAAGACATCAAGAAATTATAAAAAATTATACAAAGGACAAGGATGAAAGCAAGAGATTCCCGTTTAGCTCGTGCAGGAGTTTCCGGTTTTAATAAGCCAAAGAGAACTCCAGGCCACCCAACAAAGAGCCATATTGTTGTGGCAAAAGAAGGAGAGCAAGTTAAAACCATTCGCTTTGGACAACAGGGCGTAAAAACAAATCAAACAGCAGGGCAACGTGAGGCTTTTAAATCTCGTCACGCTAAGAATATATCTAAAGGTAAGATGAGTGCTGCATATTGGGCTGATAAAGTTAAATGGAGTCCATCTAAGACATCTCAACCAAAAAACAAAAAATGGATTAAAGGGTCATGAAAAAACTAAACAAATTAGGCGTAGAAAACTCTCTATGGAATAATATTAGAGCAAAATCAGGTTCCGGCAAGAAGCCTACCAAGTCAATGCTTGCTCAAGAAAAAAAAATAAAGAGCAACCCTAAGTATAAAAAGAAAAAATAAGTATATTTGTGTAAATAAAAAAATAAAAAAATGCCAACGCCAAAAAAAGTAAAAACTAGAACCAACCTATTAGGTCGAGATGTTAGAATAACTAGAGAAGGTTCTAAAAAAACTCGTGAAGTTCAAGGAACTCGAGTTTCTAAATATCGCTCAAGTAGACCTACTGAGGATCGTTACAGTGGACTTAAGGGTAATAAAGTTATTAAAAGTAAGGTCGTGTCTAATCCTAGAAAAGGAAGTATAGATGTCATGAACATGGAAAAGACTACCGGTCTTTTAGGATTATCTAAAGTTCTTGACTCTGACAAGAAAACTAAGAGAATTAAATCTGCATCTTACCACATTACTTCTAACCCGAGTGAAATTTCAAGAAAGAAGAAAAGAGGTGAGACTATTAGTGAGTCTAAGGCTAATGTAAGACAAACTGCATTGAAATATTACAGAGGAAGTCGTTTACCTAAAAATACAAAAGCATAAAATTATAAAATTATAAAGTCATGTTCCCTCCAAAGAAAAAAACTCAATCATCGACACCCAAATTAGCATCTATGAATGTAGGTCGCTTTAGTGGTTATGATCGGAAAAAAGAACCTTCAGTTCCTAAAGTAAAAAGTCAAACTAGAAGAGAAGCAAGCCAAGCAAACAAAGAATTGAATAAACAGCTTGGAATTCAATCTGCTAGACAAGTAAGACAGGAGTCTCGTCAAAAAGATAGAGCTTATAAAAAAGATGTAAAAGAGATACAAAAGGCTAATGCTCCTAAAAAACAAAGAGGTATTGACTTAGGCTTAGGTGGAAGAGGTCCAAAGAAAAACATGGATAAAGGAGCATCTAAATGGGCAAATAAGCCAGGTAAGATGCACAAGTCTTGTAAAAATGTTGTTCGATTTGGTCGCAAGTAAACTTATATAGAGTCTCTATTTAAGAAATAGACCTTTATATCTTCATACGGAATTTTAAATAGGCGTGGGTTTCCCATGCCTATTTCTATTACAGAGTATTGAGGAATGGTGTCATCAACTTGGCGTATTGACATTACATCCCGGATGTCAAATACAGTTAATACAGTCGTGTCTTGAGGGGCAATATCAAAGAAATCAATTCCTCCAGAGGTTGTCATTACCTCTTCTGCTTCTATGTAGTATCCTTTAATCAACATTTTTAAGTAGCTCCTTTACTAGTTTTCTTAATATTCTTACATCTTTGTATGAGAGTGGGTATGTAACACGAGAACCTCTGTGTTCAATAGAAAAGTCTACGCCTGCTCCATTGGACCATTCGGTTACTTCTAATACCTTATCGTCATCATCCTCGCTTAGGATAATTGAGTGTCTATTTTTTCTGTACATTTTCTTTAAATCTTAATAATTGATCTTGGTCTAAGACATACGAGTCTCCAGTTCCTAAGTTACGGATATTTTCTTGCTTTTTTATATCTTCAGAGCGGATATACCCAGGGAAGAAAATTGTGTAGTCATCTTGTACAATTGCAAGTACATACATATCAACAGGTATTGCATTTAATTTGACCATGAGCCTTCCATTTTTTAGTCGAGTGCTTTTAATGTCAATGGTTAAATTTTTATAAACACAGTCAGGCTGTCCTGGAGTATCTGCTAGGCTAAATGTAATGTTATGCCACTTGCAGAATGCGTACTCAGATAAACATCCATCAAAGTCGATTTCAAACCCTGATTTTCCCGAGGCAAACTTTTGGTCTACTACATTATTATCCCTGCTAAAGTAGGACCTTGTTGAGGCAATAGTTCTTAAGAAGTGTACTTCTGATTCTGTTAATTTTATCGTCATTATTTAATTATTTTATAGTCCGCAATAACCTGAGTCGCAATCGTTAAAATCATCGTCAAATAGCTCTATTTGAAGCCTTGTTTTCAATATATCGTCATAGGACATACCGGTTATAAATCCTCCGTTGTTATTTTCATATCCTTGGTTTCTTTCTTGCTTACAAAACCATTCAAATTTATTAGGAGCTTTAGTTGCCATGTGCTTGAGTAAGATTGGGTTTCTGTGAAAGCAGCCAACACAATTATTCATATATGCAAAGCGAACAGGCTTGTCTTTCCAATACTCTTCTATTTCATCTTTAAATACACTGTTTTCTATAAGAGGAAATCTTGGTGTTTGGTATTTCATTCTTTTCCACTTATTCTTTCCGCTTGGGTGTTTACCGACAATAAACTTATCGTATACAAACCCATCTTCTTCTGTACGTTCTAACATGGACTTAGCTCTTCTCATTTCATTAGCTCTAAATCCAATTCTCATCTCAATTGGTTCTGTGATATTGTCATACCAAAAGGACATAATTGGCTTGAGTTTCATGTCTATTGTACAGAAACGCTGAACCTTATTTGGCAAGTATATTTTTTCACCCCTTTTAATTATTTCATCAAATGGCTTGCCTACAACCCAGTCTATTTTTCTTCCAATGTATTGCTCAAGATCAAGAATAGTGTATATTATCTCATCCATTTCAAGAGTTCCTATAAACTCTCTTCCAATCTTGTCCGACACTATTTTTCGGACTCCTTCGTCAGGAAAAAGGCATTCTTTATCGGTAGTAGTAACCAATGCAAATACGTTGTAGTCAGCCGGGTAATGTACGGCAATGTATGAACTTGTTTTTCCACCGCTTAAACTATTTAATGTTTTCATTATTTATTTTCTAATATATTTTGAACCTCCTGTATTCTTTTACCAATCCAAGCCATTACAGGGACAGCCATAGAGTTACCGAGGGCTTTATATCTAGGTCCATCGGGTGACTCTGATTTACCTCTGTATGGTATATTTGAAAAGTCATCGGGAAATCCTTGTAACCTCTCACACTCTACAGGAGTTAGTCTCCGAACTCGTGAATTCGTAATTGTACCTCCGGTGTGGTTAATATCTGATGCAGATGATGATAGAGTTTGAGATGTTTTCTCGTTTATGGTCATGTTGTACATATCAACGGCAACACTTTTATCTTCAAACAACCATTGATCCGGAGAGGTTGCTATGGTAAATGCTTTTTCCTCACTTCCAAGGTAACCTTTACCTGCTGACTTGCCAGGAACACCGCCTTGACTTCCTGAGTTCTCAGAAACACCGCCTCTCACTTTAAAACAAAGAGCTGTTGTCTCAGAAACAATTGGTGTATTGCCACCGCCAGTACCCCAACGAGATGTTACTGTACTGCTTGTGTCACCCATTTCTTTTACTCGGCTATCATTAGGATGGTTTTCATAAACATCTTTTTGAATTACCGCAGAGAAGTGTCCTTTGTCAGGCATATATTGGTCATGACACCTAGTAGTTAAACTTGCGGCTGTTTGTCCTCCATCCCACCATTCTCCCGACTCACTGTTGTTAGTAATGCTTGCCTCAATCGCTCGGGTAACTTTTTCCCTCTTACTTCTGCTCTCCGCAATATGCCTGCACAAGCTCTCTGACTCAAATAGAACCGCTGCGGCAGGTCTCCAGTCTCCAAGATATCCGACAAGAAAGATTCTTCTGCGTCTTTGTGGGACTCCAAAGTGTTGAGCGTCAAGAATTCTGTAGGCGAACCCATACCCGAGTTCCCCCAACGCCCCGAGGAGGGAAGCAAAATCTTTTCCTCCGTTACTTGACAAGACACCGGGGACATTTTCCCATACAATCCATTGGGGTTTTGCAATATTAGCAATTCGGCAGAATTCAAGGGCCAAGTTGCCACGAGGATCTTCCATTCCTTTTCTGAGACCTGCGACTGAGAATGATTGGCAGGGAGTTCCTCCAACGAGAACATCGATAGTTGTTTCATTAAATATAGGATTTGAGTGAATTAAAGTCATGTCCCCCAAGTTGGGAACTTCTGGGTAGTGATGCTGTAAGACAGCTGATGGAAATGGTTCTATTTCCGAAAACCATTGTGCTTTCCAACCTAGAGGATGCCATGCCATTGTAGCAGCTTCTATTCCTGAACATACTGATCCGTATCTCATTTTTTCTTAATAGTATTAATGGCACTCTTTAAATATATAGCCATGTCTAAACATTCTTCATATGCTTCTTGTAGCCACATTTTAAGGTCATAATCATTTCTGTCAACAGTAGTTCCATATTGAAGAAATCCTTTTTTCTCTCTTTTTTTAATGTCAGAGAGAACCTCTGTAACTACTTCAGACTGCTTGTATTCGTAATTGACTTTTGCATTTTGTGTGTTATTCTGCTCCATTTTGTTCGAAGTGTTTTTTTATTATGTTTTCAATCACATTCTGCTTCGCATTGTTCCAGTCTTCCCAATTAGTCTCAGAGGAGTGAGGATGAGCTGATACAAAATAATGTGTGCCTAACTCGTTTACTACTTTTGTAAGGGTGAATGAATATTTCATGTCTAAGAAACATTCCCCTTCAAATTCAAATGTTGTGCTGTGTGGCTTATTGATTGTTATTTCCATAAACTTCAATGTTGTTCATTAATAATTCATATGCTCTTCTTGGCTGTCTGTAACCATTTTCCTCCATTTTTGTTACAAAGAACTCAACCATTAATCTAGTTCTTAAAGATGTCTCCATGTCTGAGGTAAATCTTTTAATTCCATGTATAACTGTTGAGTGATCCTTATCGAAATAACCTCCAACCTCTGCATAAGATAATGGCAATGTGTTATATAAAAAGTAATACAACATTTGACGAGATTGTATATTTTTCAAATCTCTTCTCGATGTGTCATCGCTGTTCCATATCTCCTTGCTTGTTTTACGCATAGAGTTTATGTATTCAGTACGTTCTTTGCCAAAGTTTACATCGTGTACAATGTTTTTGTATTTCTCAGCCTCAGCCTGAATGTGTGGGACATAAACAACCAAGTCAGTAATGAATTGATTTTTCTTTGAATCCGGCACATATTCCAATATGTCCAGGAAGTGAATTGATTTTGTTTTCATATTGTTTTAAATTTAACTTTTACTTCTTCTATTGTGTGTGTCTTAATGAACTCCCAGTAAACAAGTTTATAAAGGTTCTGAAGGTATTTGTTTTTATATTTCTCACTTGCATCCGGTTTAGATATTCCCATCTCCCTACAAGTTCTTTTCTTTGCCTTCAGTATTATTTCTTCGCTTACTTTTTGTTCTATTAAATTATGCTTTCGCAAATATCTAACATTTTTCTCACAAAATGCAAATAAAACTTCTAAAATTTTATCATAATTTTTATTAACAGAGATATAAACAGCTTCAATATTCTCTAAATAGTCTTCTTTAGACCCTATTAATTCACCATCTTTATACTTTGTTATTGCGAGTTGTCGTAATGCTAATTGTAGTGCCGGATCAGAATGGTATATTTTCATCGTATGTAATATCGTCTTGTAATTGCTCGTAATCACTTATAGGATTAAATGAGTATTTGTCATCCATGATACTAGTAAATCTCTTGCTACTCACATCATACATGAAGTTAGAATCCCCCACTTTCCCAATGAATGACCATCTAATTTTCTGAATATACACTTTGGTTTGACCGGTAGCATAGTCTCTATATACAACAAACCCATTATCGCACTTGTTAAAGAAATGGGCAGACCCTGCAATGTCATATAGTGTTGGTACAACATATGACCCATTCTCTTTTCTAATCTTTGTCGGGTGGGCAACTACGAATACATGGACTCCAAATCTATCTTTAAATCTTTTTATCTTAGTAAGAGCCTCTGATATGTACTGAGTCTCATTAGTGCCTCTCTCATACTTATGCTCAACATAATTCCATGGGTCAATTACAAGACAGTTTATACCATTTCTTTGAACCAATTCAGATGCTTTGGCAAGTATCCCATCAATGGTCACATCTATCTCATCAATCTTCATAAAGAAGAAATTCTCATCTACAAAGTCTTCTGCCTTTTGTAATTCTTCCCTAGACATCTTTAAAACCTGGTTATAGGAAGAGAATGACTTTCCGATATATATCTCGGCTAATTCTGAGAATAGGATTTCGGTAGGTTGTTTTTCGGGAGAAAACATAGCTATCTTCCAACCATGTTTTGAGGCTAATCTGACAAGTACATTGCTCAAAAAAGTTGACTTACCTGCATTGGGAGTTCCGGTGATTATAGTAAATTCGCCACCTCTAAAACTCATATGATCGTCAAAGTCAGAAAATCCTACCTTCAGTCCATGTGGAAATCCATTCGTGTATATGTCAAGTATCTTGTCTTTTACATCGTGTACTTTCTCTATTCCTTCTATTGGCACTTGGTAACTCTCTGCAATTACTTTCTGAATTGCCTCTACTCCATAATTGATTAAGATATCATTGGCATCCTTACACCCCTCTATTGGGTTTATATACCAAACCCTTTCTTTACCCAACCTTCTAGCTAACTCCTCTCTTAAAGAGATTCCAGATGAATCATTGTCTGTAAATATGATTATTTTATCCTTGTCTTTAAAGTGGTCAATACAGTTATCGAGATACTTAAGGTTTTGATTACCCTTTGTTGCCCCATTAGGAACGCTTACAACAGGGTAAATTTGAGCTTCATGCATCGATAAGGCATCCATCTCCCCTTCGACAATTACACACCAATTATAGCCCTCTATTGCGTTCAGATTATACATGATGAGTTCCGCATCCTTAACCATCTTAAAATTTTTGGCTGCGTCTCTATATTTAATGTTAATGAGATCCGGTCCTCTGAAGTAGTTAAAACATATTGCCTTCCTATTTTCTTGTACTTGCGGAAAGTATGCATCTTCTTCTGTAACCTTAAATTGAAGCAATGTGTTGTTGGATATTCCTCTCGACTCAAACCATGACAAAACTTTGTCGCTAACTTTTTGCAGTTTTGAAACCGGAAGTATGTACTCAGGCTTTCGCTCAAATGATGAGACGCTTTTACCCATAAATGCCTCGCAATTTGGGTAGTGGCATTTATATACACCCAACTCTACATTGACGCTAAGAGACTTGTCTCTTTTATTCGACCTAATGTCTTTGCAGAATGGACAGTTTACTTTTTGTTGAGTCGATGTATTTTTACACTCAATGCCGAGTGCTGTAAGTTTTTGATAGTTGTCCATTGTTATATTTGTTTATAGTATCCTGGTTCTGCTGAGTTATATTGTTGCTTAGTTACTTCAACAATATCTCCAAATGCTGTCCTCACCTTTAGCTTAACTTCTTGTATCTTGTTTTCATCTCTAAACCAAATGTGCATTTTTAACTTCCAATTCTTAACCGGTTTATTATTCTTATCACACCAATTACCATCGCTGTAGTAGTTGTATGCTTTTATAGCCACATCCTCACGATACCCCTTTTCTCTAAAGAATGCCTTTACCTCATCTAAACTTGGAGGAGAAAAACGTGCTTTCCCTATATTAGTATTTGTATTAATATTATTATTTGTATTAGTATTTAGTATTTGTATAGGCATACTTTGACCGAGGTCGGCAAAAGCCGATGTCGGTGTTTCCCGAATGTCGGTTTCCGATAATGTCGGTGATTCGTAAACAACATGATTCCATCCTTTAAACAATTTTGTCTCCACATCAATTACCTTGACAGATATAATATACCCCTTCTCTTGAAGCTGTTTAAATACACGATCTATTGTTCCCTTAGACTCTCCAGTCTTCTCGGGCAAGTTCTTCTTATAAAGAACCCAATCAGAAGGCAAACTAAGAAGGTAGACCAAAAGTCCCTTTTCTTCAATTGTTAATGTGCAGTCTTGGAGTAGTTTATTACTCAACATTGTAAAGTCTCTTTCAGACTTGGCTTTTACTATTTGTCCTGTGTTCATACTTGTGAAAAAAATGCCCCGAAGAATGGGGAGGTCGCAGTCTCGCACCATTCAACAGGGCTAGTGTTTTATGTTTTTAGTTTGCTGCGACTCAAACTTAAAACAAAGGTAATTAAATTACGCTTTTCTCCAAATCCTTACTCCATCCGGGTAGGTTCTTGCTGTTAGTTTGTAATTCTTCTTTTTTCTTTGGTAGAATATCTTAGATAAATACTTGCTATTCTCACCCTTTACGAAAAACGAATCACCCACTTCCATATCAGGCAAACCATATTCAGTCTTTCTGCCTCGACCTGATGTGTTAGGTATTGGAATGTTTTTTTCTATTTCCATGACGTTGTTGTGTTTATAATGCAAAGTAAATACATTTTTACATTAGAATCCAAAAGTTTTTTATAAACACTATTGACAATCATATGTTGAAAACTATGTAACAAAGTCTACAAAATAAATTATATATTTGTGAAAATTTAAAAATCATGAATATTCAAGGAAAAATTAAGTCGGTTGGGAGTACCGAGCAAAAGACTCCAAAGTTTGCTATTCGTAAGTTCGTTATTGAGACAGGGGATAAGTATCCAACTGTAATTGAATTTCAACTCATTAATGACAAATCAGTTTTGATTGACCCATTTTCAGTTGGTGATGTTATTGATTGCCATTTTAATGTTGAAGGAAGAGAATATAATGGGAGTGTTTACAACTCTTTAAAAGTGTGGAAGATAGAACAAGTGAGTAAAGCAGAACCAATTCAACCGGAATCTAATGCACAGCCGACCAATAAGGAAGAATCGGAAGACGATTTACCATTCTAAGGACAATAAGCCCTCTTCTAAAGAAAGAGGGTTTTTTGTATTTTTACAGAAAATAATAGTTATGTTCTGGAGAAAGAAGAAAAAAGATATCACACCTTATCCAACATTATGCAGCACTGTCTGTGTAGTATGGAATAATGAGGAGGATATAGCTGGTAACGCTCAACTTTATTGTGATTCTGTACCAATAATTTTTGATATCACTAAAGTGTCAGCTATACAAGCTGATGTCGAATTTAAAGATAACGGATCTATATCAGTAGGTAATAGAACTCTTCTTTATCTTGTTGGAGCTGATGACCCATTAATCATAGACCAACCGTACAACACCTTCTCCGAATATTTTAACCTATTAAAAAGTAACGAGGTATACAATGCTTACAACCAAGATAAATAAAAACATTCTGATTACAGAATGCTCTTCTGAAAAGAAATGGCTTATGATATCTGATGTCCATTGGGACAACCCGAAGTGCAAAAGAGATATATTAAAAAGGCATTTAGACATGGCCGTTGCCGAAGATATGGGAATCGTTATTAATGGCGATTTTTTCTGTTTAATGCAGGGTAAATGGGACCCTCGTAGAAGCAAGAAAGATATTAGACCTGAGCATAACGTGCATAATTATTTAGATGCTGTTATTGAAACGGCAGTTGATTGGTGGAGTCCTTACGCTCAAAACATTGCTTGGATTGGTTATGGAAACCATGAGACGGCAATTATTAAAAATACAGAGACCGACCCTCTTCAGAGATTTGTTGATCTTATGAATTATAAGAACAAGACATCTATTTATACTGGAGGTTATGGGGGTTGGTGGAAACTTCAGATGAAATATAAGAGTCACTCGAACCATGCGTTCAACGTGAAATATTACCATGGCTCAGGAGGCGGTGGGGTCATCACCAAGGGCGTTATCCAAAACAATCGTATGAGTGTAATGATATCTGGAGCTGATTGTATTTGGCAGGGTCACGTTCACGAACTATATCATGTTATTGATTCTCAAGAATCTTTAGAACACAATCCAAGATCAGGATATTCAGTTAAGCACAGATACGTTCATCACATTAGAACAGCCGCCTACAAAGAGGAATATGGAGATGGTGACTTTGGGTATCATATTGAAAAGGGAAGACCTCCTAAACCAATTGGTGGTTATATTCTTTCCTTTGATTATGTCAATGAGTCAGAAAATGGTTCATCGGCAAATTTATTGTTACCAAGTTTCGTACAACTGAGAGACCACTAGTACATAACAAAAAATGGGGACCGTTGTCCCCACTTTCTGCACACAATATAACACAACAAACAAAATGAAAAGGCATCAGAACGATGCCCAACAAAAGTATAGTAAAAATCTCACATTAAACACACTTAATTTTTTCAAAATGAAGTATTTGAATTATTTGCCTGTAGTTATGAAATCTAAAAATCATTTGGCTGAAGGTTTTGATTTTGGTGAGAATAGAATTCACCTGGTAGTCAGAATGTCTTCACCGGATGCAGAATATTGGACTAATACGGATTGTATAGTTTATGAAGACTGGGGTAAATGGAAGAAAGGAGACCAAGTTTTTGTAAAATACATTGAAATTAGAGAGGCTTTTGGGGCATACAGCGAGGGCAAAAACACTCGCATAATTGATGATGGAGATACAGAAGTTGTAATGATAAAGCCGGATCTCGTGTATTTAACAATAAGAGATGGTCAATTTATTGTTCAAGATGGTTGGTGTTTAGTAAAACAAATACCGGAAGAAGAAAAAAATTCATTAATTTATATACCCACAGCATACGAACAAAAATATAAAGAGGCACATTGGAAAGTCATCGCAGTTGGAGATCCTTCTCCAAAAGAAGAATTAAAGTATGGTACAGACGCTATTCCTCAAGTTGGAGATACAATTTTAAGTAAGACTTGGGCAGGCATTCCATTAGAAGCTCATCTAAACAAAAAGTTAAACGATGAGTATCATTTAGTAAGGCACAATGAAATATTAGCTTATGAAGTTTGAGCAGAGTGAATTTGGCAAGTTAAAATATCCGATACACAAAATGAGAATTTTTCTGTAGTATTTGCTGCTAATGATTTGCCAAAAAAATTAGACCCGGATATTGTTTTAAGATATTTAATTTATATGTACGACCTCGGCTCTCCGGGCCAAGGCATCCCCGATTTAAAAAGAAGAAAGACATGGGCGTTGCAATGTTTAAATATTGAACCTCCATATGAACAATATATTGTAGATATGCTCTCATGGAAAATAAAGGGAGTAAATAGAAGGGCAATATATTTCTTGCTTTTAATGGGTGGTGAACAATACATGGTTTGGAAATCTGCGGAGGAAGCATTATTGCGTTATACGGAATTAGAGATTAAATTAGATGCTGAAGACGAGGCAGCTCAGGCGAAGATAATTCAAGCGGAAAAGACACGAAGAGAAATCATTAATATGACCATGTCGCAGATTGCGGCTTCGAAAAATGATTTCTTGCAAGGGGAAAAAAGTAAGGATTTAGAAGATGAGTTGACTGAATTTACTTTGTTGGATTCTTTAGGAATTAGACCTTAAGAATACATTAGAGAGTTTGAACAAAATGGTGATGTATTTCCAGATATAGATGCGTGAGATAAAACATAAATACAAGGATGCAGAAGAATTTATCATTGTCAATAATGATGATGAGGATTTGTATCCCATTACAATTAAAGTTCCAACACCATCTGAATATTACAATTTGCCACATGAAGAGGCAATAAAAAAGATAGATGGTTATGGACTTCCTCCCGAAAAACAAAAGTTTAAATATCAAGAAACTCCATCTAAACTATTAGAGTTAGAGGCAGTTATACGGAGAAAAAAGCAGTTGAAACCTAAAGACTCTGTAAAGTTAGAGGACATAGACGAAGAGTTGTTTGGAAATGTATCTTATTATTCTAAAGAGATACAATGGATTAAAAAGCAAATAAGAAGACATTATAAAGGTTATTTCTTTTTTAATAATGGTCAGCCAACTTATATGCCTGGATGTCAATACACATATCTGAACTTTTGGCCTATAGGTAATAACAGAAACAAACATGGTCTCCCTGAATATAGAGATCGTGACAGAAGATGGTTCTTGACTATAATGTATGCTTACACCTCAAAAGATGCCTTCTATAAATACAAAGTTGTTTATTTAGATGAAGGAAAAAACTATGTAAGATACTTTAACATAAAGAAAAGTCTTGATGAGTTTAGAGAAAAGTACCCAAATAGTTATGTAGAGGAAGGTAACTTTTTAATAGACACAGGGGATAGAACTATTTACGGTGTAATATATCCTAAACACAGGCGTGAGGGAGCTACATCTCGTGCAGGTTTTATGAATTGGTACATAACGGCAACAATGGGTATTCAGCGTTTTGGTGGTATTCAGTCAATGTCTGATTATCACTCTACCCAAGTGTTTGTCGACCATATAGCGAAACGTCTCCGAAGAATGCCATTCTTCTTTAAGCTGATGACAGAAGGGTCAAGTGTTCCAAAGGAGGCGATTTCTTTTACTGCTCCTGCAAGTCGTGCAGCAGGTAGTGTAGGCACAACATCTCTCCCTCCACACGAAGGATGGATAAATCACCGACCATC